ATTATTATAAGATTATTTATATCTTGCCACCTTTAGGCTCTGGGGGAGGTTCCGGAGCAACCGCTTCTTGTGGAACTTCTTCTGGAACTCCTTCTGCTGGTGGAACTTCACCACCTTCTGGAATTGGATTCCCCATCTCATCTACTGGAGCATTAGGGTCTGGGAGAATACCTTTCTCAATTTCATCATCAATCTGAGCATCAATTTCGATAATTTCAGAATCAGTTTGACGAAGAATCTTTTTACGAACATATTCAGTGGAGAAATACTTTCCAATATATGCCTCCATAGAAGTAACAAGTGACAATCTATTTGTAAGTAGTTCTGCCTCCTTAAGTTCGGCAAAATGATTGTCATATAAGAAATCATACTGAATATGATCGCTCATAATCTCCCAATCTTCCGGAGTTACGACATTCTTAAGAAGTAGTTGAGTGCGAAGCATATCATTAAACATATTTGCAAAACGCTTTCTTAGGCGTCCGACAAACTTAGAAAACTTAAGTTCGTCTCTTAGAATTTCTGATGAACGCCCCAGATTGAATCCATCACCACCACCAGCAATTCTGGATTCTGGAACTCCAAGTGCCCTATAAAGTTTTTTCTGGAAATATTCAATATCTGAAAGTTCGCCAAGATTTTGACCACCGGGTAGAGTTGTGATTTCAGTACCTCTACCGCCTTCTCTTCTTGGAAGCCAGAAATCCTCAAGCATACTCATATACTTGCGATCATCACGAACTTCACCAGTCTGTGCATCATAAACTAATTTGTTACGATAGCGACTCATCACCTCCTTGAGATATTGCTCTGCTTTTACCTTAGGAAGATTGCCAACATCAATATAAAAAATACGACGCTCTGGTGCTCTGGATAATCTGTAAATCACAAGAGAATCTTCAATCATTCTGAGTTGATTGAGTGCCTTAATTGATTTGTGAAGATATGACAGTACCGTGCCTTTATTTCTATCTACTAGTCCAGAAGTGCAGTAAGTAACAGAATCTTTTGCTATCTTTACCGAATTCTTTGCTGATGAACTAAAAGTGCCTGACGGATAACTTGTGGTTGGAGTATAGATAAAATATTCTTCAATTTCTGGATATGTAACCTGATTTACATTAAAATTGGTGAGTGCGGATAAATTTGGTCCAGAATTATTGTTGGTCTTTTTTTCTTGACGAACATGCTTCATCTTCATGGGATCAATATATCTCAATTCCTGAATTCCATCTTCAGGTTTCTTTACATCAATAATTTTGAGATAAAATAGTCTTCCGTCAACATACCAGTTTTTAAAAATTTCGTGAGACTTCTTATCGAAGTCCATAATTTCTTTGATGTGCTTAAATTCTTCTCTTATAACCTTTTTAAGTTTATCGCTGGCATTCAAGTTTGATAATTCTATTTCTACGGGAGAATCATATAAATCACTTACGATTGCTTCATTAACGACATCTTCAATTGCTCCATCACATTCTGGGTGAAGTGCCATTTCACGATATCTACGGATTAGATCATATTCAGTTCTATAAACACCTTCAATATCAATAGTTTGCCCATAAAAACCGGATTGGATATAATGATCAACCCCGTCCTCATTATTAGGAGGAACGGGGGAGACTATAGATTTGGATTTTTTTTCATTATCCTCAATTGAAAAACCAAAAAGTTTCGCCATCTTATAAAGTATGCTTACCTGTTATAGTTTATTTAGTTGATATCTTCGCCACCCGCAGCAGGAGAATTACCTCTGACTGCTTCCCACCAGAGAACTTGCATTTCTACAGTAAACTCCTGAATAGCATCGGTTTCATATGCCAACTGAATTGGACTGATATTTGTTGGGAACAAATCATAAAAATGATATGCTCTCAGAGTTGAACCGTCACGATCTAACTGATAAACAAATGCGTCTGCCTGATATAGTGCAGGATCCGTGACTCCGGTATTATCAGAAACTCGGTTGATTACATTCATCCAGTTTTCAAATGCCGAACGAATGGCAAAATCAGTATCGTTAATAACGGTAATCGTCCAAGATTCAAATGTGCGGTCTCCTGCTAATTTTAGAGTTCTTCCTCTAAAGGCAACTTCTAATGGAGTTACCGTGGATCCTGGAAGTGCCGCAGTTTTGACTAAAAATCTTGATTTGTCCAGAACATTAGTGTCCGCAGGAGCAGCATCTGGGAATGAAAGAACAACCTCAAAGAGGTTACTTCTAGCACCACCACCAGACAGCTTACTCTTGAAGTCTGTAATCTTCCTTAAAGGAGGTGGATTTAATTGATTTCTGGTTGCCATAGTTTTTAACCTCTGTTAATTAAAAGTTGCCGATTACTTCTTCAAAATCAACACCAGTCTTGGTGGCAATAAAGGTAAGACCGATGAAGTTAATCGATCTTGCTGGCTTAATGTAAATATCTGCCACAAATTCATTGGCATCAATAACTGCTGCCGTATTATTAGTTTCATCAGCAATTACAACATAATCAAAAATACCTCTCTTTGCCTGAACATCACGCAAGAACGGTTCAATTGTATTTACAAAATTAGTTCTTGTAATTTCATCGTTAAACTCAAAGA